ACCTCGGGCATCGCTGCTCTCGCAATGGCTTCCTGCACTGGATTCAGCGACGCCGGCAACTCTACGGTTGCTCTTGCTATCACCTCCAGCGCAGTCTTCCGTTTCCGCAAAACGGCAGATCTGGCTTGGAATGTGTACAAGGTGGCCTAAACCTAAGAGCCCCTTCGGGGGCTTTTTTTAAGGAACAAACATGCCTAATACCAAAGCAATTGGTGTCGCGTACAGCGATCCCGAGTTTGATAGCGTTACCGTTACTGGCGCTGTTGCAGCTACTGGAGCGGTTACGGCTGCTTCCGTGGCCGCTACTGGCAACGTGACGGCTGACAGCGCGACTGCCGTCGTGGCTGGTGGTGCATCGGCCTTCTTGGCTACCAGCACCGTTGGACTTGGCGTTTACGTTGGCTCTGGCGCTCCTACGGTGTCTGCTGCCCAAGGTTCGCTGTATCTGCGTACTGATGGCTCGTCTACGTCAACCCGGCTGTATGTAAATACAAACGGTTCGACGACTTGGACTAACGTCACTACCGCAGCTTAATAAAGAGGGGCTTCGGCCCCTTTTTTAACTATGCCCATCATTTACCTCAAGCATCCCCAGCATGGGACAAAAATTGCCACTATGGAGATGGAGGCAGATTTTGATGAAAGAAACGGTTGGGTGCGCTACAATCCTGACACGCCTTCAGACTCTGAAGAAGCGGTTAACACACTTGTGGTAAAGCGCAAATACACCCGCAAGGTGGTGGAAACTGAAGGAGTTTGAGCATGGCATCTGCTGGCGATCAAATCAATCGAGCATTGCGTCTGCTGGGCGTGCTGGCAGAAGGCGAAACTCCGTCCGCAGCCGTTTCCGCTGATTGTCTGATTGCGCTAAACCAGATGATTGACAGCTGGAACACTGAGCGTTTGGCGGTATATGCCACGCAGGATCAGGTGTTCAGTTGGCCTGTCGGCCAGATTACACGCACTCTTGGCCCCACGGGTGACTTTGTAGGCAATCGCCCTATTCTTATTGACGACTCTACATACTACCGTGACCCCGGCACCAATGTCAGCTTTGGCATCAAGCTGATCAATCAGCAGCAATACAACGGTATTGCAGTCAAAAACGTGACCAGCACGTACCCGCAGGTCATGTGGGTCAACATGGAGTATCCCAATATCTCCATGACCGTTTACCCCCAGCCTACACGGTTGCTGGAATGGCATATTGTGTCGGTTGAGGAACTGTCGCAGCCTGCCACATTGGCTACCACGCTGTCTTTCCCGCCTGGTTACTTGCGTGCGTTCACCTACAACTTGGCGATGGAGATTGCGCCAGAGTTTGGCGTAGAACCTTCGCCACAAGTCAAGCGCATTGCCATGACCAGCAAGCGTAATCTCAAGCGCATCAACAATCCTGATGATGTGATGAGCTTGCCGTATTCGCTGATTGCGACGAGGCAGCGGTTCAATATTTATGCAGGCAACCTGTAATGAAAACCCCTATCCTTGGCAGCGCCTACGTTGCACGCAGCGTCAATGCTGCGGACAACAGGATGGTCAATCTCTTTCCTGAGATTATTCCAGAGGCTGGCAAAGAGCCGGGGTTTTTGAATCGCGCACCGGGTTTGCGGTTTCTTCAGACGGTTGGCACTGGCCCGATTCGTGCATTGTGGGCGCACCAGACCAACGGCACTGACTTCTATGTCGTTTCTGGAACAGAGGTCTATAAGCTAACCAGTACCAGCGGCACGCCTGTCAAGTTGGGCGACGTATCAGGCACTGGGCCTGTCAGCATTGCTGACAACGGCATCCAGATTTTCTTTGCTTGCAACGGGCCTAGCTACATCTACAACGAAGTAACTAACGTCTTTGCACAGATCACCGATATTGATTTCCCTGGCGCGGTGACAGTTGGCTATCTGGACGGCTACTTTGTGTTCAACGAACCCAATAGCCAAAAAATCTGGGTCACACAGCTACTGGATGGAACGTCGGTAGATCCGCTGGACTTTGCCAGCGCAGAAGGCTCACCTGACGGTTTGGTGGCGATCAACGTCAATAACCGGGAAGCATGGCTGTTTGGCGCTGACTCAGTTGAAGTCTGGTACGACGCTGGCTTGGCTGATTTTCCGTTGTCTCGCATTCAAGGCGCGTTCAATGAGGTTGGATGCGTTGCGCCGTACTCGGTAGCCAAACTGGACAATACGTTGTTTTGGTTGGGCACTGACGCCCGAGGTCAGGGCATTGTGTATCGCGCAAACGGCTATCAGGCTGTAAGGGTTTCTACTCATGCCATTGAGTACGCAATTGCCCAGTACGGCAACATAAGCGATGCGTTGGCCTACACGTACCAGCAAGAGGGTCATGCGTTTTACGTGCTCAACTTCCCAAGTGCAAACGCCACATGGGTTTACGATGTGTCTACCCAAGCATGGCATAAGCGTGCTGGCTTTGTGGACGGGCAATTTACCCGGCATCGCTCCAACTGCCAATGCAACTTTGGCGGCACCATCATCGTAGGCGACTATGAAAACGGCAATATCTACGCTTTTGATCTGGATGTGTACGCAGACAACGCCCAGCCCCAGAAGTGGCTGCGGTCTTGGCGTGCCTTGCCTACGGGCAAGAATGACCTAAAGCGTACCGCGCATCACAGCTTGCAGCTTGATGCCGAGTCTGGCGTTGGTTTGCCAGGCTTTGACCCACTGGATTTCTTTGGGCTATTGTTGACTGAAGATGGCAATTTTCTGATCACAGAAGATGGTGTCTACATTGAAGTCACCACGCCTACTGTACAAGGTGCCAATCCTCAAGTCATGCTGCGTTGGTCGGACGATGGCGGCCACACTTGGTCTAATGAGCATTGGGCCTCAATGGGCCGCTCTGGTGTGTACGGACAGCGTATCTTCTGGCGGCGTCTTGGCATGACCATGAAGTTGCGTGACCGTGTGTATGAAATCAGCGGCACAGATCCGGTCAAGATTGCCATTCTTGGCGCTGAACTGATTGCCAGCGGTACAACGGCATGACCACGCAAAACCTCACGCAAATCCCAGCCCCTCGGGTGCCGCTTATTGATGAGCGCACTGGGTTAATGGCGCGTGAGTGGTATCGGTTCTTCATTAACATATTTGACCTCACCGGCAACGGCAGCAACGTCACTTCGCTGACTGATCTGCAGGTTGGCCCGCCAAGTCAGGACTCCATACCAACTACTGGGATTGACGCGCAGCCACCAATCGGCACCGAGGCGCTGTCTCAAATTGCGTCACTGGTTAGCGACACGCAACTGAACAACTCCAGCGAGATACTGGCGCAGTTGGCAACCTTGTCTGATGAAGTGCAGGCGGCACTTATACAGCCGCCAATGCAAGAAATTCAGCACTTGCATTACGGCGCGTTTCACGACACCACCAGCCAGACTGCTGCGGCCATCAATACGGCATATGCCATGACGTTTAACTCCACTGATTTTGCAGATGGCGTTGAAATTGGGTCGCCAACATCACGTATCATCTGCCGCAATCTTGGCGTGTACAACTTCCAATTTTCTGCCCAAGCCACCACAGGCAGCGCATCGTCGCACTATATGTATGTGTGGCCGCGAATCAACGGTACTGATGTGCCTGATTCTGCGACCAGGGTGGAATTCAAAGGCGCTGGCAATGACCAAGTATTGGCGTGGAACTTCTTGCTGAGAATGCAAGCCAATGATTATTTCGAGTTGATGTGGAGCGCAACGGATACGTCTATCCAGTTGGCGTCGTATGCTACGGCGTCACCGGCTCCTGCAATTCCTTCTATTATTCTGACCGTTACTGAGGCCACAATATGAGCGCCACACTTAGCCCCGTACCCAAGCTGCAATTCTTTGATGCCAACGGTGCGCCCTTGGCTGGCGGTAAGCTGTACTCGTACATTGCTGGCACCACAACGCCGCAGTCCACGTACACCGACTCTACTGGCGCAACTGCTAATGCCAATCCTGTCATTCTGGATTCCCGTGGCGAGGCTGGCGTTTGGCTTGCAGACGATGCGTTCTACAAACTGTCGCTGTACACCGATGACAACGTACTGGTCTGGACGGTAGATCAGATTGCCAGCAATACCACATTGGCTGCCTTGGCAGCATCTGGTGGTTCTTCGCTGGTTGGGTTTATACAGTCAGGCACAGGAGCCGTGGCGACGACTGTGCAGACTAAGCTGCGCGAGAGCGTTAGTGTGAAGGATTTTGGGGCGGTGGGGGATGGCGTGACGGATGACACGGCTGCTATTCAAGCTGCTATCAATGCGGTCACAGCCACAGGTGGAGCCGTTTATTTTCCCGTCCCCGCCATTTATCGAATTACGTCAGAAATCGCGGTTACAAGCGATCATGCTCTAAGTCTGATTTCTGAAATGGGGCCAGACAACAATTCAAGTCCTGACAGTTACATCAGCATCGGCGCGTCGATTGCTGGCGCAGTGT